ATGGCTCAGATAGATTTACGATTGTCTGCCAAGGTGCAGAAGGAAACCCAGCGTAGTGAAGTGTTGATTCGCTTCTTCAGGGGAAGCAAGTTCGACGTTTATGGCAAGAGTGGTGTGTTCATCACTCCGAAGTATTTCAGATATTTCGTAAACCGAACAGCAACAAGGAAGGCTGGTATCAATATCCCAGACAAGGTTGAGTCTGTCACAATGGAAGAAGCCGAGAAATGCGGTTACTCAATACGCAAGAGCGGGGAGATCGTCATATCGGCCAGGCTTGAAACCGAAGATGTGAAATACAATCGGGAGCAGAAAGATAAGATAGACGGGATCAGGAAATTCATTGGTTCTGCCTACGAAGCCTTAGACAAAGATGCCAGGGAAAGTATCTCCAGTGAATGGCTGGCTGAACAGATAGACCGATTCCATAATCCTGAGAAATACCTCCCATTTGCAGAACGTGAAGGCCGCAAAAGCTTCTATTCCCTGATGGAGGAATACATTACCAAAAAGCAATTCTCAGCAGAACACACGAAAGCCTTTCGTGTCCTGATGCGATCCCTCGCAAGATATGAATTGTTCGTACGCGAAATGGTCAAGGAGAAGAAAGACTTCAGTTGGGATTTCAACAAGGTAGGGCGTGAAGATATCGAGGACTTCGAAGACTACATGAGGAACGAATACGATCTGGCCATCCAATATCCTAAGTTGTATGAGAAGTTGCTGAGCGAGTACCCCGTAGAGATAAGTAGCAAGCATAAGACGCAGAAACTTCACAAGCGCGGAGAGAACACCATTGTCAAGCTCAAGAAAAAGTTAAAGGCCTTTTTCCTCTGGCTGTATGAAACTGGCAGGACTAAGAACCGGCCCTTTGATGGGATTACAATCGGAGTAGAGAAATATGGTGTCCCCTATTATCTCACAATAGAAGAGAGGAACCAGATTGCTGATGCAGACCTTAGAATGCTGTGGGAACAGTTGTCCGACGAAGAAAAGAAAAAGATTCCAGAGTCGAGCCTTGGAAGCCTCAACGTTCAGCGCGACATCTTCATCTTCCAGTGTTTGATTGGGTGCCGTGTTGGCGACCTAATGAGACTGACGTCAGCCAACATCACCGATGGGGTTCTCGAGTACGTTCCTAACAAGACGAAAGACGAGGATGTACCGGCCAAGGCCAGAATCCCGTTGGGTAAACGTGCATTGAAGTTAGTTCAGCAGTATTCTGGAACAGACAAGAAAGGTAGGTTGTTCCCCTTTATATCTGCAGACAAATTCAATGATTCAATCAAGCACGTTTTACAGATTGTCGGCATAACCAGGATAGTTCAAGTAAGGAACTCGATTACTGGTGAAACAGAGTCGAAAAGAATCTGCGATGTCGCCAGTTCCCACATGGCTCGAAGGACTTTTGTCGGTGCTGCTTACAAGCAAGTCAAGGACCCGAACATTGTAGGGAAAATGAGTGGCCACGCTGAAGGCAGTAGGGCATTTGCAAGATATCGCAATATCGATGATGAAATGTTGAAAGATGTCATTAAAAGCATTGAGTGATGAAGCAAGTAGAGAAGTATATCCAGGAGTTGGAAGAATACGACAGCAATGCTGCAGAAGTCCTGAAGCAGTATTCTGCGTCCTTCGACAGTGAGCAATCATACGAAAGGTTTGTCTCTCTGGTGCACAAGTGCTTCCGTGAGGCCAAGGAGATTGGGGAGTTCATAGAGCAGATCAGTAACTTGATGATTGATACAGACAAGGCCTCCTTTTACAAGGATCAGTACGACAAATACCTTGATGACGCAAAAGAAGATTTAATGCTGTTGCGTCTACGAACTGCCTCTGTGAATGATATCGCCAACGAACTCTACAGTTGGAGTGATCTGCCTGAAGTGTTACGAATTGCCCAGCGTGGGGCTGTCACTCGAATTGTCCTTGAAATCATAAAGGAGAGGATGCATACCTTACGAAAGAATGATAAGGCGGGTGCCAGTAAAGGAGGCCGGAAGGAAGATAGCAAGGACTTCAAGGACTACGTTGTGAAAGGGATGGATGCGGAAAATGTCAGAAAGTGCCTGCATGATATCATCGACAATCTTAACGACGATAAGCAAGCAATGTGCGTGATAGTAGCAGCCTGCAGGGTCGGTGCACTGGTCGATCACCCGTCATCAACGATGATACGTAGTGAGTTCCCGGTTATCAATGGCCAGAAGACCATTAGTAACTATTTGGCAAACCTCCCAACGAAGTGGGCAGACAAGTGCTCTGAGTACGAAAATTCGCTCAAATCCGCATTGAAATGAGGCCTATTTAGATTCTTAAAATTCTAATAATATTTGCAGAAATTCTTAGAAAATGCATTCTATTTGAAAAACAAATAAAATTAATACTTTTGCTCCCATAAATCATCAAAATGAGCAAAAGTATGAATATACCAGAGTTGATTAAATCAGGGGCCAACGTCCAGTTAGTTGTGACTGGCGCAGACCTCAAAGAAATGTTCCTCGAGTGGGGTGAAGAACTGCTGAACTCCAAGGCTGTGGAAGCTGCTGACGATGAGTATCTGTCGTTGGATGAAACAGCAAAGCGCCTCAACGTGAGTAAGGGAACTCTGTGGCGATGGAAGAAAATGGGTGTCCTGATTCCTGCTTATAAGATTGGCAGCAAGCCGTTCTATAAGAAGAGCGATGTGACAAAAAGGGGAAATGCGTAAGACGATTCTCTTACAGCCTGTATCTTATTGATTGAGTTCCAAGGATGTTTACGTTACTGATTGTTCAAACTATAGGCACGAAATTGTGCCGCTGTGCGCTCGATTGTGCAGCCAGGAAGGAGGTTCGCCATGAAGACTGAACCATCATGCCCAGTTGCAACGTTTCCGAGCCGCATAGGCCATTATAAGTTTGACAGTAATGATGGCATAGTCTTCTTTGACTGGCTCGTTATGACTGCAATCTGGAAAGGGTATACCGAGTTCACATACCCGATACATAAGATTCTGAAAACGACCAAGGTCTCTCGACGACAGCAAGAAAAGTACACTCAGCAATTCATCGATCTGGGATTCCTGAAAGTCTTCACACGAAGCAACAATGAGGGCCGGTATCGCAGTTACTTCGTGGATTTCTCTATTCTGAAGACTCCAGAAGTACTGAACCAAATAATCGATGACACAGATTCTTCGTTTAAACGATGGGCTACCTACCATGCTGCACGTCAAAAGAAAGCCACGAAGGCCTCAGCGATAGAACTTGCAAACAGCAGTGACTCCATCAATGCAACCCGTCAACTCCTCGAAGATACTTATAACGAACGGCTCAGGATGTATAACGAGGGGAAACTGACAGGACAGAAACCCAACCGATTGAAGAGGGCAACGGAACTAAGCAATACCAAGGCCATCAAAGACAAGATTGGAAAGTTGCTGTTGCAACATTCAGAACAGGCAATAATTCACGCTTTTTTGGTTTATGCTGACGATATCCTGAGAGGCTCGATAAAGCCCAATAAGATTCTCCAGTATTTCCTTGCTGAAGAAGATGGTGAGTTCAAGCTATTTGACAGTTATCTGAACAAATTCAATATGGATTACAGCTATGAAAGAGTGTAGAAAAACGATACCATTTGCTCAAATGAGCAGACCCCTCGTAGGGTTTGCCCAAATGAGCAAACCCATTTGCTCAAATGAGCAGACTAAAAGACTATATATAAGACTAAGTACTAGTTATTGTTTATTTACCCCCATACCCCCTAAGGGGGATTTCCCCCTAACGGGGGCGCAAACTAAATTTGCGCTTTTGTTTATATGATGAAGAAAGAATCGAATTATAGGATGATGTGTTCTGCGACCTATGAGGGGGATTTCCTCATAGTCAAGCTAGGCAATGAAGTATTTCGCATTCCGGAACGGAGTGTCTGTGGTTTCATAACTGCAGTAGAATTGGCATACGAGAAAAGGAAACGTGACAGAATTGCCATAGAGCAAGCCAAGCGCAGGGAGAAAGAGGCTGAGAACATGAGGATATTCGAGAAGATACGTGCTTCGCACATAAAAGTTCATCCAGATATAAAGTAGTGAATATGATACAGCTTAGGGATTACCAGGAAAGAATATCGACGAGCGCAGCTGCATTGTTGCGTGAGAAAAAAATCTGCTATCTGTCGATGGAGTGTAGGACAGGCAAGTCGCTCACTGCTCTTGCTGCAGCAGAGAAGCTCGGTGTGAAATCTGTTCTCTTCATCACGAAGATCAAGGCGAAGAAAAGTGTGGAGGATGACTATCGGGCTCTTCATCCGAACTATGAACTGGAGGTTATCAATTATGAATCAGTTCACAAGTGTGTCGGCAAGTATGATTTGGTAGTCTGTGACGAGGCCCATTCATTAGGCGCCTATCCCAAACCAAGCCAGCGGGCAAAGGCCGTCAAAAAGGTTGCCAAGGGCAAACCAGTGCTTTATTTGTCCGGTACTCCCTCCCCAGAAAGTTATTCGCAGTTGTATCATCAGTTCTGGATATGTGATTACTCGCCATTTGCAGCCTATACCACGTTCTACAAATGGGCGAACGACTTTGTCATCAAACGGCAGAGAATGGTAAACGGCTATATGATAAACGACTATTCAACGGCTGACAAGCATAAGATTGACGAGCTGACAGCAGATGTATTCGTATCGTTCAGTCAGGAAGATGCAGGCTTCTCTACAAACATCGTCGAGCATACATTGACAGTTCCGATGAAGCAGGAAACAGCCAACTATTTCCACCAACTCCAGAAAGACAAAGTTATAAGCCTCAACGGAAGGGCCGTTCTCGGGGACACACCAGCGAAGCTCCTAAGCAAGTTGCATCAGTTGTCGAGTGGAACTGTCATAGCAGAGGATGGTACTCACCTGATTCTTGACACAAGCAAGGCAGAATATATCCGACGGATGTTTGCCGGCAAGAAAGTCGCAATATTCTACACATATCAGTCAGAGTTCGACCTTCTGAAGAATGCCTTTCCGAATTGGACTGAGAGCCCCGAAGAGTTCCAGGACTCGACAGACAAAGTGTTCATCAGTCAAGTCAGGAAGGCACGGGAAGGAGTGAGGCTTGATTCAGCAGACGCTCTGATATTCTTCTCGTTCGAGTTCTCATACCTATCCTATGAGCAGGGGCGCAATCGTCTCGTCAGCAAGGAACGGAAGGATGCTGCAGAAGTGTATTTCCTATGTGGTGACTTCGGGATTGAGACAGAGATATTGAATGCAGTTCACGGGAAACAGGACTTCACTCTCTCCTATTATGGCAAGGCCCTGAAGAATAGACAAAGATAGAGCTTATGGAATACTGGAAGAATATAAGTGATCAGCAGCTGCCAGGTGAAGAATGGCGGGACGTGACCGGCTTTATGAATACATATCAGGTTTCTTCCTATGGCAGAGTGAGGCATTGCCCACGCTTAGTACGCCTAGCCCGAAAGAACTGGAGGCAAAAGCCTGCAAAAATAATTGCTCAACGTTTTGATGGACGATATCTGATAGTTGGATTATCAGACTGCGGAAGGCGTCTGAAACAGTATGTTCATCGACTTGTCGCTGAGGCATTCATTGAATGTGATGACGAGAACCTGATAGTAAACCATATCAATGAAATCAAAACTGACAATCGGGCTGAAAATCTCGAGTGGTGTACCATCAAGGAGAATACGAACCATGGTTCTGGTATTGACAGACGGAAGGTTGGTCGAGTGGCAGGCCGAGAGATTGGCCAGTGTTCGCTTGACGGAGAACTCATTGCCAAGTTCTCAAGTCAGAGTGAAGCATCGAGGGTAACTGGCACATGCCAGCAGTCCATCAGCCGATGCCTGAAAGGTCAGATAAGCTATAGTAACGGGTTCAAATGGATTTTGCTATGAGTAATAAAACGGCACAACTGGAGAGTAAGATTCAGGCGAAGTTGATCCGTAGATATGAGCGTGATGGCTTCCTCGTAGTGAAGCTTATCCTGACCAACAAACCAGGCATTCCCGATTTGCTACTACTGAAGGATGGAGTGGCCTCTTTCGTAGAGTGCAAAAGGCAGGGGGAGAAAGCAAGGCCCTTGCAAGAGTACAGGATCAACGAACTGCGTAGTCTGGGCTTCAGAGTAGATGTCGTTAACGGGCAAGAAAACGACTCGACATGATGGAACACTTGAAACACTCCTCGCGCGTACGCACAACAAATAACGACGAAGTATTAACATAAAAGTATATTATTATGAACGAACTGAGATTAAGAGAATTTGTAAATCGGGACCAAAGCATTGGTGATTACATATTACTATGGGAACATGGATTCTTGCATAGCAAATACGTTGAAGCATTTGGGCTTTTAATGGCAGGAGAATATGCAAAAGAAAATGTTGTTGTCGATAAGGATGTTGTGCAGTGGTTTGCTTATCTACACGATTGTATGGCGAAGTCTAGAAAGTATGACCCCAACCATGGTGAGAAAGCAGCCATTTACATAGATGAAATAAGAAACGATTATCTTCAAGATTTGTCTGAAATACAGATAGAGAAATTGAAGAAAGCTTGTACCCTTCACAGCACAACTTTAGCTACAGGGGATATCACAATTGATGTCTGTTTTGATGCAGACAGACTCGACTCTCCAAAGTTTGGCAGAGTGACAGACCCCGAAAAAATGGCTACACGTATAGGAAAAGATTTGGCTTATGCTCGAATAGATGCATTACGTTTATTTGTGAAGCCGTCTGTAAGAGATCTTTTCCAATTTAGTGATGATTATATTGTCAGGAACCCGTACGTTGGCCATTTCGCTTTCAGATTTGTCGTTGGGGCAAATAGTGTGTTTACCAGTGGTAACTGGGAAAAGGGTAAGAAATCTGTTAGTATTGATACTTTTTATAAGCATAGTGCCATCTATGGAGTCCCAATTTCAAAATTTGATTCGGAAACGTCATTTTATAGTTTTGCGATGCATAGTTTTGATGTTATCTTGTTAGAATATGATGAAGAAGATGTTATAAGGTATCAAAATAACGATAATTATCTCGAAGATACTAGTAAATTACCTTCTCCTCTTAATGAACATTTTGAATCGTTACGAAAATTCGCTAATGAGCACTTCCGTCTAGATGAGGTTCTTCTTAGGCGATGTAATATTGTTTACGAAGCACATCATTCTGAGTTTTGGGATAACTGGAAAGAAATGCTTATGAATTTTGCTGATTTGAAACTATCAATTTATAAAATGAATATACACAAAGAAGTAAATGAGATTTTAGGAAACTTAGGGAAATGTTTATCAAAGTGTATTTTGAGAGAAAACAAAAGTTTTCTTTAGTTAAATCCAATGTCTCAATAGTTAATTCAAGTCTGAAAACTTGCGCATATCAAATACTTAGAATACGTTTGCAATGTGAATCAAACAACAGTATTAACAATCAAAAGCATTCAGACAATGAAGACAATCAATCTTAGAAGCAACACGGAATGCACCTCAATGGAGGACATGAGGAGCAAGTTTATTACCCTCTGCGAGCAGAAGGAGTTAGTTATCGACCGCACCTGCATCAAGCAGGATAAGGAAGACCGAGACTGCGGTGTGATGGTAGGCTACAAAGACAAGGAGGTCGTTGTTGCCACCCCGTGGTTCAGGAACATCAAAGAGAGCGATGGTAAGCGTTATTACTATATGCAGACCGCGACAATCTGCCATAAGTATGATTACTTACTAGAGAAAATCATGTAATATGGGACAAAACGTTTCTTCGGTATGGCTCTCCTCTCCAGTATGTGAATATAGGGCAGGTGCAGCCATACTTTTTGTTTGGAGGACCTGGATATGAAACAGACGAAGACAGAAAAAGCAATCCAGCTGCTAGCTGCAGGAGAACTCAAGCGGGCACTTGCGATATTCAGAACATTCCGAATGGGCTTCACAAAGGAAGAACGAAGAACGATGGAAATAGCAAGCGATAGCCTCAACGGCCATGCTGGGTTTTATTCAGGCCTCGGCATCGACACAGAAGCGGAGATTGACAAGTGCAGACAGATTCTGCATCAGAAGTATCTGCAATCATAAAGTGGAACAAAAGACGTGGAGATTTCGCACGAAATGGAACAAACCGAATAAAAATACGTTAAATTTGCATCAAAATGTGTGCAATATAGCAGATTTTTATATTTTTGCAGCCGAGCGTGTGAAGATGCACGCAGCAAGTATCGGACGAAAGGACCAGACTTCTGTTGCTGTATCTCTACGTAGTAACAACATTAAAAAGCAAGTGATATGGCACGAAAACAAATCTTAGTAATTGCCCCACATGCCGATGATGAAGTCCTCGGCTGTGGTGGTTATCTGTTGCACCAGAAAGAACTCGGTGCGGATATCTTCATTCTGGTCGGCACCATAGGATGCGATCTGACCACTATGACATTGAATCCCCAGAATCGTCAGGACTTCAACATACGTATGGCAGAGTTTGGAAATGTGAGTGAAATCCTTGGGGCAGATTGTGACTATATTGTGCAGAATATGGACGCAATGCTCGATGCGGTTCCTTCTCGGGAGATAATATCGAAGATAGACAACGTCATTGACATCTTCAAGCCAGACGAAGTTTTCATCAACTATCGAAGTCATCATCAGGACCACATAAAGATGTATGAGTGCGCTATGGCTTCACTCAGGCCTCGTGAGGGCTTTTCTCCTAAGTTCGTGGCTCTCTATGAATACCCGTTCATTCTGAGCAGTCAGAGCGACATAAGAGGCGGTGCCGTCTATCACGATATCACTGACAACATCGAGGATAAGATCAAGTTGTTCGATATCTATTCTACCCAGATTCGCCAGTATCCGTCCCCACTTAACAGAGCCGGAATCAAGAGACTGGCTGAAATTCGCGGTTTGGAGAACGGCACCCAGTATGCCGAAAAGTTCTATGTTCAAAAAATGACAATATAATTATGCCAGGAAAGAAGGGCAAAAAGAAACCAGAAGCATTGAAGCCGCAGAATGAATTTGCCGGAATGCAGGTGGAGTACCTTGACGTTGATAGCCTCATCCCTGCAGACTACAATCCGCGAAGGATCACCGACGAGGACCGGATGCACATCAAGGCCAGTTTGCAGAAGTTTGGATTTGCAGAACCAGTCATCGTGAATCGAAATCCAGAGAGACTTAACGTCATTGTTGGCGGTCACCAGCGCGTAGTGGTGGCCAAGGAAGACTTGGGATATACGAAGGTGCCGTGTGTCTTCGTCAATCTCTCCTTAGACGAAGAGAAGGAACTGAACGTAAGGCTAAACAAGAACACTGGACGCTGGGACACGGACATGCTGCAGCAGTCCTTCAACTTCGACTGGCTGAAGGATATCGGTTTTCAAGAATCAGAGCTGCTGAAGTTCTGGAAAGATGATTTTCAGAAGAAGTTCAACTCCATAAACAACAGCAACTGCGACTACCCGATAGTGCCCAAATTCTCGGAGAATTACGATGCTGTGGTGATTATCTCTACCAACGACACCGATACATCATTCCTGAAGACGGCACTCGGAATAACGAAGCAACAGTCATACAAGTGCTCACGCATGGGCGAGGGCATGGTGATAACAGTCGAGCAGCTGAGAAAGGCATTGAATAATGGCAATAGATATTAAGATAGTCATTCCGTCCATGGGGCGAGCAGATAGGGTGATAACCAAGCACTGCGTGAAGAATGCCACACTCTGTGTACCAGAGAGTGAGGCGGCAGCCTACGCAGAGTATAATCCAGGTATGCCTATACTTACCCATCCCGACTCGCTGAAAGGACTTGCACGGAAGCGCCAGTTTATTCTCGAGAGGTGTGGTAATCACTATCAGATAGACGATGACATCAAGTATATCCAAAGGCTGTATGTCGAGAAGGGCGAGAAGGTGCCAATGGATGCAGATGAGGCCTATGAGGTCATTCAGTATGTCGGCAATATGGCGAAACTGGCTGGGTGCTTTCTCTTTGGCTTCAGCAAGCAACGCAACCCTCTCCAGTACGTAGATCATAAGCCGATACGGCTGACAGGTATCCTGAACGGCTCTATGGGGATTTTAGAAGGTAGCAAGTTGTTCTTCTCGGAGAAAGCAGTGGTAAGTGAAGACTACTGGATTTGCGGCCTCAACGCATACTACCATCGTATGCTATGGTGTGACGAGCGGTTTGCAGAACTCGGAGAAAAAGCATTCCACAATCTTGGAGGCTGCTCCAATTATAGGACGATTGAGCAGGAGAAGGAAGATACCCTATTCCTCCGTCAGTCCTTTGGTGAGGCCATCCTGATGAAGCATGACACAAGCCTTGCGAAACGAAAACATCCGTACCAAAGGACGCTGAAGATACCTTTTTAGGGGATATCAGTTAAACTGAGTTTCAAAATTTGCGCATATCATCTATTTGCCGTAACTTTATGAGGCGTAACAATAAAATGTAACAGTAAGATTATGAGCAATTATGATTTAAGGACAAAGCACGGATACAACTTCTTCGAGGTTGCAAGTGCATTTCAGAAGGCCATCCGTCGCTGTGACGAGAAGCAGGCTATGTTCTGGGCCGTGGAACTTTACGAAAGTGGCTACCAAAAGTATGCGTGGAAACGTATGCTGATTATGTCGTGTGAGGATGTAGGCCTTGGCGATCCATACGTGAACATGGCAGTAGTCAATCTCAAGGCCACCTATGACTATCTGGTGTCGCTAAAAGAGAAGCACCTGCCAGAAAAGCTGCCGTTCACCCAGGCCGTCTTGCACCTCGTCCATGCGCATAAGTCAAGGTATGTGGATTTGGCGATAACAGTCTTTTGGGCAGAGAACGAGACGAAGCAGTATGAGATTCCTGATTATGCCTTCGACAATCACACTCACCGAGGAAAGGCAATGGGCCGTGGTCGTGATTACTTCTATAATGAAGCGTCGAAAATCTGCAACGCAAGGCTGATGCCAAACGAGCAGGATATGCGGAAACTTGCCTATGAACTTGGCGGTGACCATTCTAAGCCCCTTGTGGAGAATCTGAGCTGCACAAAAGAAGAGGCGAATCAACTTGCCCAAGGAGATTTATTTGAAGGATTATGAGGAAACTACGGAATTTGACAGTCATGGTAACAGCTGCTGGCGCCCAATTCACGCCAGGGCTGTTTCGCTGCCTTCGTGAAAATGGAGAGCGGGATATCAGGATCATTGGAGTCGATTGCGATGAAGACGCAACTATCAAGCAGATGGTGGACGTGGTGTATAAGGTCCCCAAGGTGTCTGATGCAGACTACATCGATTCCTTACTGGCTATATGCCATCAGGAACACGTCGATGTGCTACTTCCATCGATGTCTGCAGAACTGCCATTGCTAATCGGAAGCCAAGATAAGTTTAAGGAGAATGGTACGCAGGTGTCTGTCGGTAGTGCTGATGCAGTAATTACGTGCCTTAGCAAACTTCGACTCTATGAGTTTATGCGGGCCCACGACATACCAACACCCAAGTATCATGCAATCAGAAGTCTGGAGGAGTTTGACGAAGCCTTGGAGTACATCGGTTATCCTAACCATGCGGTGTGCATAAAGGCGACCCAGTTGAGCGGAAGCAGGGGAGTCAGAATCATAGACCCGGAGAAGTCACGTTTTGATATCCTATTCGGAGAAAAGCCAAATTCCCTCTACACCACCTATGACGAGTTACGGGCTATCCTGAGTGAGAAAGAGTCGGATATGCCCGAAATGATGGCCATGGAGTGCCTGACTGGTGGAGAGTTCTCTGTCGATATCCTTGCGGATCACGGCAAGGTGCTCTATATGTGTGGACGGAGAAGTGAAACCATCGTTGCTTCTATTCCCCAAAGCGCGGTATTGTTTGAGGACACACGAGCTTATGAGATAGTGACACGGCTCACAGAAGCATTAGGACTGGATGGTAATGCGGACTTCGATTTCCGATACAACTCTGAAGGGGTGCCGGTCCTGATGGAATGCAACCCACGAATAGCCGCTACTATGGAAGTGTTTAAGGCAGGAGGCTTGAACCTTCCGTATTTGCGTATCAAGCAGCTCGTTAACGACCCATTGCCAGATATCAAGGCAAGGCTTGGCACGAAGATGAAAAGAAGGTACGTAGAAATGTTTTGTTGATAATACGTTGTGCCCTGCAGAAACACGCAGGGCCTCATTGCGAATAGTTCCCACCAAATAATAGAAGAAATGGCAAAGAAAACAGATGATCGTAGTAAGTTGACCCAGAGCCAGAAGAAGTTTCTTGAGGTCTTTGAGAAAGTAGCAGGAAACGTTTCTGCTGCTTGTGAGCAGGCTAATATCAAGAGTCGCACTACCTATTACAGATGGCTCCAGAACGAGGAGTTTCGTCAGGCGATAGAAGATGTAGATGAAAGTTTCATTGATTTGGCCGAGTCCCAGTTGCGTGCCGCAGTCTCACGCGGTGACATGAACGCTGTCTTTTTCATCCTGAAGACGAAGGGTAAAAGTCGTGGTTACGTCGAGAAGTCAGAACATGATGTGACAGTCAGCAGTTTTGAGAAACTGATGCAGGAAGTTGACTGATGGTAGAGACCAGGAGAGAAAAGGCACACCGGAAAATGCGCGAATGGCGGGAAGACTGGAATAAGTTTGCCGCTGAGGTCCTTAAAGCAAAGCTTGACAAGGAACAGCAGGCTATACTATCTTCGGTTCAGCACAATCCAATGACCGCAGTCGCCAGTGGAACGGCACGGGGTAAAGACTTCGTTGCTGCAGTAGCCGCTATGTGCTTTCTCTACCTTACCCCCAGATTCGATAAGTCAGGAAACTTGGTCGGGAACACAAAGGTCGCCATGACGGCACCAACTGGAAGGCAGGTCGATGTGATTATGATTCCAGAGATATCCCGTCTCTTCAGGAATGCCGGTGATGGAGTCCTGCCAGGCAGGCTGCTTGCGAAGGGGATCAAGACGAACTATGACGAATGGTTCCTTACTGGTTTCAAGTCCTCTGATGACAACACGGAAGCATGGTCGGGATTCCATGCTGTAAATACTATGTTTGTAGTGACAGAGGCATCAGGTATGTCCGAGACCGTTTTCAACGCCATAGAAGGAAACCTGCAAGGCAACTCGAGACTGCTTATAGTCTTCAATCCAAATGTCACGACAGGCTATGCAGCACGGGCAATGAAGTCTGACCGATTCAAGAAGTTCCGGCTTAACTCCTTAAATGCAGAGAACGTCATACGGAAGAAGGAAGTTATACCAGGGCAGGTAAACTATGAGTGGGTGAAGGACAAAGTGCTGAACTGGTGTTCACAAGTAAACAAGTCGGATTATGATATTGGCCAAGGAGATTTCGAATGGGAGGGCAAGCTATACCGACCTAACGATCTGTTTCGGGTCAAGGTGCTTGGGATGTTCCCCCGAGTTGCTGAAGACGTGCTCATTCCTTACGAGTGGATCGAGATGGCGAACGAAAGATGGAAGGAACTAAAGGCTAAGTCCTACAAGCCAAACAAGGCTTGCTTACTGGGAGTTGACGTGGCAGGAATGGGCAGGGATAGCAGTGTTCTCGTTCCTCGATATGGTTTCTTTGTACCAGAAATCAAAACGCATCAGTCTGGAGGTGTAGCCGACCACATGCACATTGTCGGCATGGTCATAAATGCTATGACTGACAAAAAGCGTGATAAGGCTTTTATAGATACCATAGGTGAAGGTGCCGGAGTATATTCACGTCTTAGGGAACTGGAGTACCATAACGTCTATTCCTGCAAGTTCTCGGAGAATGCGAGGAATCTCCACGATACGACGAATCAGTATGAGTTCGTGAATATGAGGGCTTATCTGTACTGGAAAGTTCGTGAGTGGCTGAATCCCAAGAACGGGTATTGTCCTGCCCTGCCACCAAATACGTTGCTTGCTGAGGAAGCTACAGAGATTCATTGGAAGTTCCAAAGTGACGGACGAATAATAATGGAGTCGAAAGACGATATCAAGAAGCGCCTGAAGCGGTCGCCTGATATCTTCGATGCACTCGCCAATACGTTCTATCCAAGGGCGAACACCCTTACTGATGCACAGATTCTTCGAAAGATTAGTCCTTTCAGAAGATAGTTATGTGTATGGCCGACAGTTATCGACCCATCACGATTTAATGCCTTAGAAGTAGGTAGAAGTACTACGTAACCATCAGAACGAATGAGTGTAGTACCTGCTGAAAAACAAAAGTACGTTGAATTTGGAGTCGATATTATGTTGAATCGAAAAAAATGATTACCTTTGCACAAGAAACGTTATCTATGTATAAAGATGTATTTGGAAATACGTATGAGTCGTACGAGGAGTATGTAAACTCTCCAGACCTCGACACTGATTTAGTGTATATCAAGTTGTGGAGAGGAGAGCGTACGCCGCAGAATGATGAAGAAAGGGAAGCAAAGAAGATATTGGACGAAATGAAGGCCAAGGGTCAGACTCCAGAGTTTTGTTTCGACTGAATAGTTAAATATTCCATAAAGATAGCATTTTTCTTCCAAAAAATTTGCGTATATGGAACAAAATTGTTACCTTTGCAGCGTTCATTTAAACAAGCGTTCTATGAAGTATTCAGAATTTTACCGACTGATTGAACAGCATGGCTGGACGATCAAAGGGGGTAAAGGGCACTACAAATACGTGCATCCGGACTTCCCCTACTTCATACCAGTCGGCAGACACAAGACGCAGGAGATTCCCCCAGGAACCCTTGACGGAATGATGAAAGCTGCAGGTCTGAAGAAAAAGTAAAGAGCTTCACTGAAAGCTTCCCACCTCTTTCGGGAGGTGGGTTTAAATGGACAAACGAAACGTAAAGGAGCAATGACATGAAGAGTATTACAGCGATTATCGAAAAAGGAAACGACGGGGGCTACAGCATTTATGCCGAGAACCAGGAGATACCCGTGTTTGGAAACGGACTGACTGAGGAAGAAGCTCGTCAGGAGTTTGAGTCATGCCTGCATGAGCAAGCTGCTTATATGAAAGAACGTACTGGGGTCACTCCCAAATGGTATTCAGAGAAGATTCGTGTCGAGTACAAGTATGATATGACAGCGTTCTTCCTGACATTCCCATTCATCAACGTGACGGAGTTCGCGAAGAGCGTTGATATCAATCCTTCCTTGATGCGTAAGTACAAGAGTGGACTTGTCAAGGCTGGGGCGAAGCAGAAGGATCAGATTCAACATAAGTTTGACGATATACTAAGCCGGCTAAGTATTGTGAAATTCTGAACTGGCAAGCTTTTTTAAATGAACGTCGGCCGAGGTTTGAATGCCTCGGCTATTTTTGTATAAGCAGGTCTTATTACGAGAATCAAAAAGCCTGGCACGTCTTCACAGATAGTACCAGGCCCAAGGATGTTATTTAATTAGAATTACTTCTTTTTGTTCCAGTAGTCACGATACTTCATTGCTTCCTCGTACGTGATCCCGTACTCATGGGCTTGCTCCTCGACTTGTTCCTTAGGAGCATCTTTGTCTAGCAAAAGCCAGACACAGCCCGCACGATGACATATCTCTGTCTCTTTAGAGATAGTGAACTCTGAGTGCATCTTTTCTGTAAATTCATCAACCATGGCGCAAAGGTAGTAATATTTTTCGAATATAACGATAAAGATTGAAAAGAATTTCATATTAGGTTGCATTTGCCAGTACGATCAAGAAGTTGATGACAGTATATCTAAGTTAATAAAAGAATTGCCTGAGTTACAATCAGTTAAATAAAAGTTGATTCAAGTATTTTGAAGTTTCAAAATTTGCGTATGTCATATTCTTAGAGTACGTTTGCAATATCAAACAACAACAAGTTTCACTTAATCAATAGGAGAAAAGAATATGGAAGCAACATTCAAGACCACCCTCAAGCAAGTTATGAGTCTTGCTTGGCAATTTGTAAGAAAGAACGGCCTGAGCCTCTCTGATGCACTCAAGACTGCATGGCTCAACATCAAGCTCAAGGCCCAGATGAAGAAGCGTATCGTCAAGTTCTACTTCCAGAAGGTTGACGGCTCGATCCGTGAGGCATACGGAACCCTGAAGGAAAGTATGCTGCCTCCTACAAGTGGGAAGGGGAACCAGAACCCAACGACCCAGTGCTACTTCGACACCGAAAAGGGAGAGTACCGCTGCTTCAAGAAAGCCAATCTTATCAGAATCAACTTCTAAACGACGGAACCCATGAAGAAAGTGTGTCAGTACACGCAGGATATGGTTCTTGTCGCAACCTATTCCTCCACAAGAAAAGCCGCCTCGGCTGTCGGCATGTCTCCTACGGCAATCTCAATGAACTGCCTTGGCCGGACACGGAATTGCGGCGGCTTCATCTTTATCTACGCTCCGAGCGAGTCGGAAGATAAGAAGCTGGTGGCCGACGGGAACAAGGACCATGCCCTCGATCTCTACAGCAGGGCCTTCGCCTTTGCTTTTTCACTCACTGGCAATAAGGATGACAGTAATGACCTCGTTCAAGATGCGTTCCTCAAGTACTACGATACTGATGTGACAGGAGAGGCAGCATACAAGTTCCTCATGCAGACCATCAAGTACGAATGGATGAAGGAGAAGTCAAGACGTTCGTTCACTGCTTCCATCGAGGGATTCGAGTTCTGTCTGTCATCCAGCGACAGCGAGAGAATGGAGGAGAGGATCGAGAGGGAGCGCAGGACAGGCAGGCTTCAGGCCGGCATGGAGAAACTGGTCACGGCAGCACTCTCGTCCATCAAGACCGAGAAACGGAGGAAGAAGATAAACAGAATCTTCCACTGGTATCTCCAGGGAATGAGTGCCGCAGAGGTCGGCAAGAAGATGAACATCCAAGTCCAGTCGGCCAAGCAGGAGATACTCAGCATGCGCAGGTTTGTCAGTGAGGCACTTGACATACCACTGCGTGAGTTCACACAGTATAATTGCAGAATAGCATAAACGGAAAGAGATATGGATACAAGATACATTCAGCATGGCACACCCAGCCCCATCACGGGGATCAGAAAGATTTATCATTCATATATTAAGACGCGCAAGAGAGCAGCATTAAGAAACAATTAAGAGCAATGAGTGGTCTGGCAGGAGCAAGCCTCTGCAGTTATATCAAGGGCGAGGCAAAGCCCTGCCGGACTTTAAAAAGATCAGTTTTTATTTAAACAGTTTCAAATATGGTACAGCAAACAGGAAATGGGTATCAGTTCCCAGAGTATCTGACCGATATCTTCGCTCAGGTCTCGAAACTGAACGCGACTATGTTGGAAGTTCGTAGTAAGGAGATAAGAAGGCTCCTCGATACTGGGATAGCACTGCATGAGGAAGATGCTAAATCCCTCATGGAAGACTTCGATAAGGCTGCAGATTGCGTCAGCTCTGCAATAGGAAGCCTTGCTGACTATGCCGGTACGACAACAAGGGCCACGATGTTTCAGAATGTAAAGGAGGGCGCAGTATGAAGAAAGTGATGGTTACGGATCAAGTGGCAGAATTGATTGCCAAAGTTCAGACAGATTCTGGACTCCTTGAACAGAAAGCGTTTATCTGCGATGCGATTACCGCTTCAGTGAAGCAGATATCCCAAAGTGAGAACTATTCGGAGAACGACTTCATGCCACTGCTGGCTCTGAACAACTACAAGGAGCTTGTCGAAGAACTCGGGAAGTCTGAAGACTCTTGTTCCTGAATAATGAAGAGAATACTATGGTAAACGAAGAACCAGTAGTAAGTCTGTCTGCCAGATATACCATAGCACAGACAGCGAAGTTCCTCGGCATGTCACGGAACACGATAAAGAAGTACACCGAAATAGGAGAATTGAAGTCCATCACTCACAAGAGTACCGGCAAGACCCTCTATGAAGGTATAGCAATCCTGAAGTTCTGGAGAACGAAAGCATAGATCATGCCCCTGCATTCCATCGGCAATAGTGTTGTTTGATTTAAGTTGCTTCTATGATGGAAATGGCGGGGGCTTTTTATACCCCAAAATGACCTAACCAAACACTATCACGGGAAAAACACGGGAATTTTTGAAATAAAAAAATGCCAACTCGTTGATAATCAACGGAACTGGCATTTGATTTTGGGTGCCCGGACGGACTCGAACCATGAATGTGATTTTTAAAGAATCTGATAAATTGTTATATTATACTGAATATCAATGACTTATAATAATTATCAAGATTCACCAATATTCACGAAAAGTAATAAAGAATTAAAAATGTTCCATCAATGTTCCATCAATTCAAAAATATTTTGTACCTTTGCACCCGACAATTATAAACAAAGAAACAATGGCAAAAAAATACTTCTTAAGGACAAAGGAAACAAAGGGCCGCGCGAACTTATATATAGAGGTACGCAAGCGCACACCCAAGATAAGAGCATTGGTATGTACAAATGTTCCTGTGGACATACAGACATGGGAGCGGGTAAACAAATCTCCTAAGATATGGGAAAACTATCGTCAGACGGAAGAAGGCAAGGCTCTCTCAGACAAACTGGATCTGATAGAGGCATCTATCAATGATGCTATCGCCAACGGAATAGACATCGACGATGTACACTACGTTATTGAAGACGGGAACTCCCCTATTAACTCCATGATACTGAATGCTGCCGTTGAGAAAATCGTTATGCGAGAAATCGCAGAGAGGAAACGCCAGGAGAGAGAAGAAAAGACTGAGAAGAAAAAGCAAAAGATGCAATCCATCATTGGCTTTTACGAGTATTTCCTAAATGGCATCAAGAACGATGATATTCTTCATCACAATGGCGAGCACTATGAAGCATCTACGATAACGGTCTGGGTTAGCTTTGGAAAGCATCTCCGTGAATATGTACCAAATGAAATGACTTTTGCTGAGATTGACAAACCATTTGCAGACAAGTTCTCAACATTCTTGGAGAAGAAGGGAATGATGCCCTATACTGTATCAAAATACGTGGTATGCTTCCGCAAATTATGTAATCTTGCAGCAGAAGAAGGAATTAACTCGAACGCTGTTTCATTGAAGGTGTGGAAAGAACGAGTGGTTAATACGAATGAGAAACGTGCAGAGCTATATCTGTCAGATGACGAACTTGATGAGCTTTACAAGATGAAACTGACGGGGAAAGATGATGCAGTCCGCGACTTGTTCCTTCTTGGAAACTTTTCCTGTCAACGTTTCTCTGACTATGGATTCTATTCTTTGGATAATTTCAAGAAGACAGAAAGCGGAACCGCAGTTATCAGCCTTTACCAGAAAAAGACTGGTACATATCTCGAGATTCCCATTCTTGATGAAAGAGTCCATGAGATATGCGAAAAATATGACTACAAGTTCCCTAAAGTCGGCAAACGTACAATGAATTACCATCTGAAGCAAATACTGAAAGAACTGTCCCAAACCGTTCCTACGCTTTCTATGAAGTACGTCACACAACTTAGTATGCTACAGAAGCAGAGTGAGGAAAACTTTGTCAAATGGGCCAAGAAATTAGAGAAAGGTGGAAAATTAAATGACAGCGAACGTAGCCAATATGGGAAATTAAAGAAATATGCCGCAGAACATAATGGATTCCCATTGTTTGAGCGGAACAACTCTGGTGATGTCATTATGCCGAAATATGAACTGATTTCTTCTCACACCGCTCGACGCAGTGGTATAACGAATCTCTATAAACTCGGCATATTCGACACTCGCGAGCTGATGGCATTAAGTGGCCATAAAAGTGAGAGGGTATTTGAAAATTACATCAAGGTTGGTGTCAGTGAGCAGGCAGACCGCATAGCAGAGAAAATGCGCCTGGCCCAAAAGGCAAAAGTGAAGAAGAAAGCATAAAGATGAAGAAGGGTTATACAATCGATTTGTCAAAAGTTGGCGAAGCTAAACAGCAAATCACTTTCCCTGTCAGAGAGAAAGTCCATTCATGGCATAGCAATAACGTCGCTGTTTATCAGAAGTTTATCAGGAACTTCGAGAAGATGTCGAGTACAAATATCGAATTCGCTTCAAAGCTTTTCAGACTATTCGCGGATAACATGCCCAAGGAAGCAGAAGAGGTTTGGAGTTACTTCTTTGCGGACAATAATGATGAGCGGATACCAAGTTTATTGGATCAATACGAGACCGTTTTGGACGGTTGTCTTGAAGGTGACAATTGTTTTAGTGTCGATATGTCGTCTGGTGAAGTGAAGATGTACCAGAACAGCAATCCATCTGACATGGCTCCAGGAGAAGTCTTGTTTTCCAAAAAGATGTCCGACATGTTTTATGACGGCATTCCCAAGAGAGCCAGGAGTTACATTGTTAACTTGTTTTCTGAAGATGGTACTGATGAAGAGACTCTAAGGATCTTTATATATACTATAATGTCTGTCTCTCTGATCTCAGTACCTAAGCTGATAGAAAATCTGATAAGCAAGCGTAAGCAGAACTATAACCTTGCTTACTCTGTTGCCTATTTCATGATTTTCGACAAAGGTCTGTTGAAGATGCAGAAAAAGATGGTGGAAATCATTAGTAACTACAATCTGGAGTACGATTTTCAGATGATGACAGACAATCTGACAAGGAGTTTCGTTAGCACAAGTATATCTCGTGGCTACAATTCAAAGGCAGACTGGAAGGAACAATGCCCCGAAGAAGACGAAGAAACAGCAGAGATTATTGATGCCACACTCGCAAAGACAAAGGGGAAAGGTGGAAGAAAGGCTGATTTTAGGACCATAGAAGAGCTGTGTATCGGCAACAAGAAAGAAGTTGCCCGGCTAATAGAGCAGTTCTTGGAGGAAGAACAAGAGACCGTCTCATTAGCATACTTGTTTTATGCATTGACAGTTTCTGGCCACATATCATGCAATGACTATAAAGCTTTCCATCGGGCACTTATACAAGCCTATCCTTGGGCAGATATTAAGGGGGTAACCAAACCACAGGCACGATATTCTGAGTTATTGGTTCATGCAAACATCCTTCTTGACGATAAGAAATTTAAACAGTACAAGGAATACAATACAGACAAATGGAAGAAAGCTCGAAAATGCATTAAGAGATGGCTTCCTCTTTTCACTGAGATTAAATGACCTCAGAAGTCTAAGGAGAAAATTCAAATGTAAACGGGTAAGATGCTCTTTGGAGTTGTCTTACCCGTTTTTCATGTTAACAGGTATTAAGATAGGGTTTGTTTAATTGCTATTGGTATATACAACCCCTCAATTATTTTCAAGACACTACTTTTGCAGTCGCATTTAAGTTCGAACAGATGCAAAAGTGTGTAGTTAACGTCACCCGGCAAGTCCGTCTGACATAATTGAAAATAAAAAGTATATCAATATGTATAAAAAAGTTCTTTCAAAGCAACAAAAGTCCAATGCTTCTGTGTATGAAGCTGTTGGCAAGATGCTCCTTGGCAATGCTGCCACAGGACGCAACTTGAATCCTGCAGCCCTTAGTCTTATCACTAAGACCGTAAATAAGGAACAGGATCCAGAATATGAGGAGCTGTTAGAGAAACCTCTCTGGCAGTTCACAGGTAAAGACCATGAGTACATGCTGAAACATGTCCTTATGGAAAGTCTCTCAACCGATAGTAGCAGCCAGCCTTCCAACAAGAAATATGTTCAGGGCATCAATGGTATTGCAAGCATCTTTGGATGCAGCAAGTCAACAGCCCAGCGCATCAAGAACAGCGGTATTATTGATGATGCCATCACCCAGGTGCAACGTAAGATTCTTGTGGATGCCGATCTCGCATTGCAACTAATCAAAGAAAGCGGTTATAAAGTCAGCGAGTGATGAGCATCTATGACTACATGAACCATTTCTGGTTCGAGAATGAGAATGATCCATGCTCTCTGAGTGAGGGTGTTCTCTACTTCTATCTGCTGTATGAAGCCAACCGTCAGCACTGGGTAAAGCCCTTCAAGGTCAGCACCCAGATGCTGGTGGCACGGCTAAACACTTCAAAGCAGAACGTAATGAAGGCAAGGGAAGGACTAAAAAAGAGAAAGCTGATTGACTATTCCAAAGGAGAAGGCAAAGGGAAGCCGGCTTTGTACACGCTCAATTTTTCGGATGAGCAGCCGTTACAGTTGCCCCAACCGATGACCCAACCTTTGACCGGATCGTTGGCTTGTAAGTTGCCCCAACCGCTGCCCCATTCCAATATTAAAGAAGAAAATAATCAAAAAGAAGGGAAAGAAGAAAAGCATTCTCCCTCGTTCAACTCAAAAGTTGTGTTGTCTCTTTCTGAACTTAGGGGAAAACTGCTGAATGATGATTCCTGGCTCCGTGAATTATCGGAACGACTTGCCAAGAATAAGATTATTCTCAATGATGAAGAGCTGAAAGACAAAATTAGGGGATTCTTCTCCGAGCAGGAGCTTAAGGGCTGTAAGGGAAAAGAAGAGGCCGACTGTCGCGATCATGTTTTTAACTGGATTAATTACAAATACAAGAACAATTATGGAAATGAATCAAAGTGCAATGGCCAAATTAGCACAATTAAAATCGAAGCTAATAGGCCGGAAGACTACACCGGGTTTTGCTAAGTTCCCGATGTCAAAAGAGGAAGCTGCTCTTTGCATTAAAGCGGCTTACCAAATAGAGGTTGAAAAGCGTGGAAACACTTTTGCCGATAGTAATGAACTGCAAGACCAGATTTTGCAGATAGCAAGGCTCTTTACAGAACCTACGACCAAATTTGGCCTTCTGTTGTGTGGTGGTGTGGGTAACGGCAAGAGTACAATGATGTATGCCTTGCAGAAC